GTTAGTCTGGATAAAAGCAATCCATAATGACTTTTAAATACTTTTATCATTTACAGATAATTATGGAGAGGAGGGTATTTTAATGGAGAAGAATTATGGAGAGGAGGTTGTGTTTACAAACGGTGATATAGCAGATCAGTTAGAGGAATATACAGATAAAGACTACAAACTTTTTGATGACTTCCTGAAAAGGTTCGGAACTTCAAATATAGATTTATCAACTGCAGTTGGATTCGTAATTACAATGTTTGAAGAATCCATAATGGATACATATAAAATAGGTAAAAGAGAATTGAATAATAATATAGAACCTGATATTTTAAAAACAGTTGGATGGTGCCTTGGAATATTGAGGGAGGCTCTTCTGGATGAATAACATTAATAATGTAATATGGAGATATAGATGTAATATGAATAATAAACTGACATATACAATTTCAATAGCTCCACTTGTTTTAATGATACTTCCAATATTGTTATTTCTGAAACATGAAATAGATATGTTGAATACTTCTCTATCATTATCTGGATTGATAGTTGTATCTGGAATGGGATGGTTAATCTGTTTTTTAAACGGTCTGGATAAAGGTGATATGAAATGTTACATATAGGTGATTACTGGGGGAGCAAATACGATTATGTTAGACGCTTTGTGAGATATCAATCTTTTAAAAAGGAGTATAATATCAGGCTTAAAAACTTCAATCAATGTAGCGAGGCTTTATTCAATCCTTTGATGTATATTGTGGATAGGTTTACGCCCAATAAAGGCGATACAGTATGGGACGCAGGAAGCCAGTACGGGGATTACGCATTGATATGGGAAAAATATTGTGGATCAAGTGTCTATGCCTTTGAATTGAATACAAATAATTACAACAAGATGGTTAAGAACTTTAAAATCAATAACAGTAAGAATGTAGCAGTTAATGTTCCTCTTGGCGATGGCAGGGAATTATCTTATGAAATGGACGGAAACATGGCAAGACATGGGAATAGTTTAACTGTTCAAACAAAAACACTGGATTCTTTCTTATCCGAATATCCTCCTCCAGCTTATTTAAAAATCGATGTTGAGGGATTTGAAATGAATGTGTTATGTGGGTCTTCAAAGATATTGAGGGAGATAAGACCTAAATTAATAATAGAAACACATTCATCTGTATTGAAAAAAGAGGTTATCCACTTTTTACATGAATATGGGTATATCTTAAAGATAGAGGAGAGAAGTAGAGTAGGAAAAGGATTTATGGATAGTGTGCAGAATTTATTTTTTGTTTTTACAGGTGATAAAAAGTGAAAGATGAAATATATAATGAATGGCTGGAACAGATTCAAAAAGAATGGAATGAAAATGTGGTATTGCAGAGGATAAGGCTTACACCAGCAGAAATTGCAAAGAGAAGAAAATACTCAAAAGAAAGATGGAGAAATACAATGAATAATAAGGTCTATGAGATAATCAATCCAATAAGGGAAGATATAATACATATTCTTGAAGAATCCAACTATCCTAAAACTGTTAAAGTTATTGTTCATAGGCTTGAAAAAATGGGAATGATTACAAAGGATGATAATGTAACTCATTCCATAACTTTGTGGCTGAATAGTGATCCTATGTTTGAACGTATTTTAGAAAGTAAAAGAAAATATAGATATATGTTAAAGGAAAAATTAATAGAAGAAAAAGTTGGGAAAAATAAAGGTGAATTAAATGATAATATATGAGAATGTAGAGTATGATAGTATAGAAAGCTATGACGATTTAAAAAGAGTTTTTGATATGTTGAACAGAATAGAAATAAAACGTAAATATAATGATAGCAAAAATAAATGGTATTATTTTGAAGATAATTTTATTGTGGAACTAATAGGAAATAACATCTTAAAAAATGTTGGATTGATACGATTAGATACTCCATTAAAAAATACTGATGGTGGCATTATAAATATAAGCGAATTATTTATGGCAAGAATAGATAAAAATCATTCTTCAAGATGGGGTAGTTCTGTATGGATTGGACTTGACCCAATTGGAGTTAAAAATATAGAGGTGGTAAAATGAATGATATAACATTAATTGGATATAATAGGAAAATAGTAAATGGAATTGCAAGATATAGCAATAACCTCTATAATAATATACCCAATATAAATTACAGAGATTTTTATAGAAAGGAAATAATAAAGAATAATAAAAAGTATTTTGGATATTTATCAGGAATACTATACCAGCCGTTTTATAAAATAAATACAAAAATAATACATACATTAAGCACTGCACTATTTTATTATAAAGCAAATGTATCAACTATCCACGATTTGTATTTTGATAACAATAGATATAAATTATCTAAAATAAATTTTTTACCAATGATATTAAAATATAAATTAGGAAAATTAAAAATTATTGTTCCATCGGAATTGGTTTTAAGCCAGTTCAAACAAATGTATGGATCTGTGGAAAATGTTTATGTTGTGCCACATGGAATAGATTACAATTATATTGATTCATTGAATTTATCAAATCCATTTAAAACCGAAAACAATATAGTTATAGCAGGTGGAGTTGATTTTAAAAGAAGAAATCAGAGGATATTACTGGATAAATTAAAGAAAATAGATTATAATGTTTATGTGGTTGGATATGGGTTTATAGATATATTAAAAAATGAATATAAGGATTATAACAACATTCATTTCATAAAAAGTCCATCAGACACGGAATTTTACTCATATCTTAAATATTCAGACTTGAATCTTTATAATACCGTTGGTGAAGGATTTGGATATATTATATATGAAAGTCTGTATTTAGGCAAGAAAATGCTTGTTAATTATAATATAGATAATATGAAATTATTCAGGCAGTATGCAGATTATTATGAAATAGATAATTTAATGGAAAAAATAGAAAAATATTTTGACAAAAGATCTGACATGAAAGATGATTTAATCAAGAATTATTCTATAAAAAATATGGTTGAAAAAACATTGGATGTTTATAATCATATTAATTTTTAAATACTTTTTAATTATACATTTATTATGGTGGATTATGAAGAGATATGATGAGATAGATTTTATAAAAGAACCTATTCTGGAAATACTTCATTCTTCCCACTATCCAAAAACAGTAAGAAATATAGAAAGAATACTTGAATTTCAGGGTTTAATAGATCGTGAAGAAAATTGGAAATATAGAAAAATAATAGGTAGATGGTTGATGACCCAAAAGGATATAATAAAAATTCGTCAGGACAATACACAGAATGCTTATGTTTACATATTCAAAGAAAATGCTATAAAATATTTTCCTGAAATTATTGAAGAAAAGATTTTAGTGAATAATAAAAGGGTGGGGATGGATGATGAATGAAAGAGAAGGTAATGAAATTGTTTTTGATTTTTTCAATCGCAATGTAAAATCAAATTGGAAAGAGTCATATGAAGATTTAAAAAGAACTATTGATGTATATGGAGATAAACTTGATGATTATAGAAAATCACAATTATTCAATATTGTATCAGAAAAGGCAGACAAAGAATTTGGGAATATGTTTAAAATCATTTTAATTTCAGGTATTTTTAGTCTGATTGGATACTGGTATTTCATCGTTTACAAATTATCACTATTGATGTATAAAGATGGAATATCAAATTATATTAGTGTTGGACATTATTTAATAATAGGAATAATGTGGATGATTTCATTTATTATCGGTTTTAGTACAACTGTTTATTTTATACGATATATAAAAAACAAAAGGAGTGAACAATAAATGTTATATCTTTATGGAACGGTTTACAACAATGCGAATAGAATTCAGGGATGTTTGGAAAGCATTAAAAATTTGGATTATAAACGATTATTTGTAGTAGATAATTATTCAACAGATGGTACTTATGAATTTCTTGAAAAAAATAAAGAACGTTACAAAATAGAATTAATGAGATTAAAGTGTAATCGTGGTATTGGAAGACAAATATCTATGGAATCTGCAATAAAAGTATCCACGATGGATGATTATCTTATGACTATTGATTTTGATACAATTTATTTTCAATATTTCATAAATTTTATAAATGAAATAATTAAAGAAAAATATAAAAACTGTGTATTCAATAGTTATTTGTGTTTGAGGGATGCCAATTCAATTCCATGGAAACCGGTAAATAATGGAGAAGACTGGGAAAGAAATGCGAATTTCATATATCATGGTTATACTCTGTTTGATAAAAAAATAGTAGGTATAAATGAAGAAGTTATAGGAAGTAGGGATAAACGATATGCAAAAGGATTAAAATTGTATTACAGGCTATTCAAGAATGCTATAGAGTTGCAGAGGACATGGTGTTTTAAATCCTTTAAAGAAAATTATGAATTTGCTAATAAACAGAGTAAATTAAATGAAAGAAGAAAATTAATTTTATTTTTGACGTATATTATTGCTAAAATGGAGGCAAATTACTGCTATGACAAATCCCTGAATAACAATGCATACGTAAAGAAAAATAGAATAATTGTAAACAATAAAAAAGATATAGATAGTTATTTAAAAATAAAGGTGAATAAAATAGAGGTGGAAAAATGAAAAAATCATCAATATCAAAGATTATATTTCTTGTGATTCTTTTGATAGGCATAATGGGATTAATCGCGTTCCCGGTATTCTTATTTTCCTTTCTGGTACTGTGGGTTGGATTATGGATAATCTACGTGATATTCCCAGGATATGAACTCAATGGGGGTAAAGAATGAAATATAAAGTATTGCAAATATGTTATGGGAAAATATATCCACCATATATATCTGCCTATGCATTGAGGGTTAAAAATATAATTCCAGATATAGATATAACAGTTTCTACTGCCGGTATGATTTTTCATGATCAGCACTTTGGAAATATAAAAGAATATCGTTCCATATTGCTTACAATCTATTCAATATTTAAAAGAAATCGTTATCTTGAAATAGCTCTGTCAAAAGGGGAATTTATCAGGCATAAATATATAAAAGATGTGCAAAATTTTATTAAAGATTCTGATATCATAATTTTTGAAGGATTATGGCAGTATAATTTATTCAGGGATTTCGTAAGTAAAAAATTCATTGTGTATGATGCCCATAATGTTGAATCAAATATTAGAAAAAATACAAAATATTATAATTATACCTTTGAACTTGAAAAAGAATTAGTGGAAAGAGCTAATTTAGTTTTAACGGTTTCCAATGAAGATTACAAAACATTCAAAGAAGAATTCAATTGTAAAACAGTTTTTCTGGCTACACATATATTGGGGAATAAAATCTATTCGTGGGAAGGAATGAATTCTAAAAATATTGTATTCATAGGCTCGATTTACGGACCGAATATCAAGGCAGTCAATTTCATAATATCTATTGCCAGTGAATTACCTGATTTTCAATTCAGCATAATTGGCAATGTAAATCTTCATAGATTTTCCCCTGTACCAAAAAACGTGAAATTTTATGGCATGATAGGTGAGGATGAAAAAAACAGAATATTATCTTCCAGCATTATGGCATTGAATCCAGTTTTTGAAGGGGGTGGTAGAAATGTGAAAATGGTGGATTATATCATGCATGGATTGCCTATTATCTCGACAACAATAGGTGTGAGGGGATTTTCGGGTTATGATCTTAACGGTGCGATTATTGTATCTGATAATATAAAAGAAAAATTACAGGAGGTTGTTAAAAATAAAGAACTTTTAAAATCTTTATCTGAAAATGTATATAAGCTGGTAAATGAAATAATTCAACAGGAAGGTTCAATAAATACCGAATCCATTATAAAGAAAGAATATAAAAAGTGGAAATATTTGGAGCAATAAATGATAATTTTTGATTTTAAATTATGGCTTATTTATATTCTTTCTTTAACTGTTTTTATACCAATTGTAGGTTTAGTTACAAAGAGTTATGATATATTTAAACTAAAAAAATTTGATACCATAATTTTCTTTTCATTCTGGACATTTACTATGTCGATTATACTATTGATATTTACACTTTACTTCCTCATAGATAATAATATTCAATTATTTACATTATTTTTGGTGTTTTTTATTTTTCAAATGTGTATCTATCTAATAATTAAAAGAATTGGCATTTTTATGATTGTGAAATAGTCATATCAACTTTTAAATACTTTTTTCAATTAATTAAAATATGGAGATAACAAAATATAAGGAACTGGAATCCAATAATGTCGGTGGCTACAAAGTAAAAATTGAAATGTGTGATGATGGTATATACAATATAGTTTTTGAACTCAAAAAAGAGGGTGGCAAGATGTTCATACCTGTTGATACATATGTTGAAGCAAAAAAATATGAAAATAAATACAATCTTACACATCTAATATCTGGAAATATAGATAGCGATGGAAATCTTGTATTAATTTATTTCAGTGATTGAGATGGCAGATACTATAATAAAAGTTAGCAATGTTGATTGCTGTGGAAGAACAATATATTTTACACCTGAATTACAATTTACAGCAAAATATGTCAACAAAATAGATAAAGATAAACTGGATAGCTGGTACTGGTATATTGATGATAAGGAATTGAATATAGATGCAATGGGTAAAACTCTTGATGAATTAATTGAAGATTTAAAGGAAAATATAAGGATACAGTGGGATGGCATTGCAATGGAATCTGATGAGAATCTTGATTTGGATTCTTTAAAAATCAAGAAAAAATTAATAGAGAGGTGGGATCATGAGTAAAATAAAGGTTGATGGAATTGAATATATAGTTCCTCTGGAATTAAGAAAACATATCGACTTTACAAAAGATGATAACGAACATTACTGTTTCTGTGGTTTTCATGGGACACATCTAAAAATTCTGGAGCATGTAAGAATTGAACATAGAAATTTATTAAGGAAGGTGGAATAATGTTATCCGATGAGGGGATAGTTATTCTTGAAGATGAAATAAATAAAATATTTATTTCACATAATGATATTATAAGGATAAAATTTGCATATGTCAAAGGTGCAGTTGATGGAATCATTACTTATGGAATACTTCCTTTTGAATATATAGATGAGATAAGAGAAATTGTTGATAAGGAAGGATTGAAAATAGATGGATTCTATTCTTCTGGTAATGATCTCCATATGACAATGGTGGATAATGGTGGTATGTATGAATGATATTGAAAATATAGATGAAAATATATCTGGAAAATTAGAAGTATTGGAGTCGGCAATAAATGATATGCTTAAAAACAGAATGGAAGAAATTGTTTTGAGATATTTTCAGGGGAGTATTGAAGGATATATAACTTATAAAATAATTTCAGATAACACTTATATGGCATTAAGGGAATTGGTTAAAAATTTTGGATTGAAAATACAGGGAACTTATACTGTTGGAGATGCTTTGATAATACAAATGAGAGAGGGATAAGATGACAAAAAAATCAGGAACATCATATGAAACAAAAGCAAAAAATCTTTTGTGGAAAAAATATAAAATTTACAGTCAGGGATTGAATCCAAGAGCATCCCCCGATTTAGTTGTTCCATTCAATATTGAAATAATAAAAAAATACAGTATTGCAGGTTTTGGTATTGAAGTTAAATCAACAAAATATAATCTATTCAGACCATCTTCTAATAAAGATCAGTATGAATATTTAAAACATAGATTCCCTGTTGAATGGTCTGGATATATTCCTTATTATATGGTTTATTTTTTCAAGGAACACGAATGGGAGATATATCCACTTGACTTTAACACTCCTTTCAGGATAGGTGAAGGAATAAAACTTGATAAATTTATTGAAACAATAAAAGTGGATCCAGACTTTAAATGGATAAATAAAATAGGTGATAAAAATGAATGATAATAAAATAGGTGAAGAAGGAGATTTGATGGAATTTGAAACGATTGATCCTAAATGGACAACAATAAAACTTGCAAATGGTGTGAAATTGGAGATAAGGGTGGATGTTACTTCTGTGTCATTCGCAGGTTATCATGATCCACAGGGAAATCCAATAAATTATCCATCTTTCAATATTACTCCACATATAATTGTGAGAACACAACATGTTCCGAAGGAATTATACAAAAAACAAAATATGGAAATAAAAAAGGATAACAGGAGTTATCAATAGGTGATAAAAATGGTTGAAAAAATATATAGCCAGTTGAATGATTTAGATATATCAATAGCCGATAAGGATTTAAAGGAATTACAGGATTTAATAGATTTATATTTTAAGGATATTTATACTAATAAAATTGAAATTCTTAAATATCTTGTAAGTTCTGATTATGAGCATACAGATGTATATTATAAGGTTACATTGCAGTATAATTCGTTGATTATTGATAATATAGAGTTTATTAAATTGACTGGCATTATGGCAATGAATTTATACAACTTAAAAAGCATATATGTTAAGCATAAAAACTTTAAAGATGTAAATCACGAATTTTTACATGATTTTCTTATTTTTGAATTTGATAAAACAATGTAATAAAAGAGGTGGTAAAAAATGGTTGAAAAGATATATGATGGATTAAGCAATTTAGATATTGTATTTGCTGATAACATATTAAAAAAAATAGAGGATAATATAGATTCATATTTTAATTCTCAAGGTATTACTGAAATTGAAATATTAAAATATCTTGTAACTATTGATGATATTGGAGATAAGTATTGTAGTGTAGAATTGAAATATAACGGTTTTGTTATTAATAAGCGTGATTTTGAAATATTAAAAGGCATCATGGCTATTGAAAATTTTAGTTTTGAGTTTGTATATTCTAAACATAGAGATTTAAATATCAATATGAATGAAAAATTATATGATTTTTTTACGCTTGTTTTTGATAGGATTATATGCTAAATGGTGGTAAAAAATGAATGAAAAAGATGTGGAAAAAAGAGTAAAGGAAATGGGGTATTATGCTGAAAATAGTGAAGATGGCTATATAGATGTTTATGGCAAATTAACAACAGACAAGAAAGGGCGTGAGCATTTTGGGAATATTGAATATGAATGTGTAAAATTCCTGAAAGAGAATGGATATGAACTTTATAAAGTAGGCTTTGAGGGTGATTTTGTAAGACATTATGCAGTGTTCTTTAAAAATGGTATGGAGATGGAAGAATGATAGATAAGGATATGAAACTTTTAAGATCGAGTATTATTTTTAAAATTGAAGAGGAAAATACAAGTTTGAAAGAATACAACATTACTGTTAAACAGATTGATGAGTATAGAGTAAATATAAATGGAAGCTTTGAATTTGTAAAAAATATAAGTGTATATGAAAAGCCGGTAAATCAGGAATATTATGATAAAAGTGTTGGATTTGCAAAAGAATATCTTGAATATCTTATGAATAAAAAAGAGGGGATTAAGAATGAGTGAAAAAATAAATATCAAATCAATTTTAAGTATATGTCGGGATCTTGAACAATCTAAAAATATGTGGATAACGCTGAAATATGATGGGTATAAAGTTAGGATATTTCCAGGATCACAATTTTTAACAATAAAACCTAAATTTTGGAGGTATGTAATTTCATTACCTGTAAAATCCCTTACTTTAATAGATAAAAAATTGAAGGGAGAAATAGAGGGTGATTCAGTAACAATGAATTGTAAAAAAATAGAAATGAGTTTATCAAATAAAATTGTATGGATTAAAAAAGTGAGTTTCCCTTTATATTTAATGCCAGATTATATAGATATAATTGATCTACATCCACCATCTCCAGTCTGGTGGGGATGATAGAAAAGGATTGATAAATATGGAAGATTTTGAAATATTGATATCAAAATGTAGTAAATGTAATCTGATGGGAGATAATTATGCACTGCCGAGAATACATAAAGGAAATGGAAAAAAGATAATGTTTATTGGTGAGGCACCGGGCAGAACAGAAGCAAAATACCATTTAAGTTTTATTGGAAAATCTGGGCATGAACTTGATTCATGGTTAAGTTACATGGATCTGGATAATTATTATATTACAAATATTGTAAAGCATAGACCATTTGAAAATGATAGGGATATTCCTCCAACTGATGAACAGATAAAATCATGTAAACCCTATCTTATGGATGAAATACTAATCTACAAGCCCCATTTTATTGTTCTTCTTGGGAATTCTGCATTAAAATCTTTTCATATTACAGGAGGAGTTACAAAAATTATACCGATTTATCTTGAGAAGGAACATCTTTATTCAATAGTTAATTTTGATAAAAAGATAATGAATTCAAGGGTATTTGCTTTATTTCATCCTTCCTATGCTTTAAGGCAGTATAATGTTGATGAAAATTTTGATCTAAAATTAGTTGGTTATCTGGATAAACTAAAAATTCTATTCCATCCTAATATTTAAATACTTTTTATATTTATATCTATTTATGGAAAATGGTGATAAAAAAATGAAAATGAGAGAAATAGTAGAAGGATTAAAGACTATGGGTTACTATGCTGAAATAAGTGACTATGGATATATCAATGTTTACGGAAAAATGCTTATTGATAATAAAGGGAATAGATATTATGGAGATATTGAATATGATTGTGTAGAATATTTAAAATTATATAAATATCAATTTTATAAGACTGTTTCTGGCAATCCTTCTGCTATGCATCATATAGTTTTCTTTAATAAAAGCAAGGTGGCAAAAAATGAAACTGATAACAGATGAAATGCAGAGTAAAATAATCCATCATCTTATTCCTTATCACCCACAGGGAACGAGAATAGAATTTAATGAACATTACGATCCAAATCCAAATATTTTAGTAATAAAATTACATGATGTATGTATAGAAGGTCATGAAATTAAATATCTAGATAATACACTTAAAGGATTTCATTTAATGAATATAAATAGATTAACTCTTAGTCCTTCTGTTCTTAACATTGCTTATAAGTTAGATGAAATAAAAGTTTTAGATATTTCTTTTGATGAAAATATCTTAAAAGTTTTGAATGAGGAGGTTGATTAAAATGAACCCAAATGATGTGATGGAAAGGGATATAAGGGAGACTTTTAAAAACATAACTGGATATAACAATGAAATTTATGTCTTCCATTTCATGAATAATGAAGATTATAAACCCCTTCTTGATAAGATTAGATTGCAAGATGATATAAAATTTTCAAGTCGTTATCTCGGTGGCTTCGGCTTAAAAGTTTTGTTTGATACTGTTCCAAATATAATGGAAGACAAACTGTTTGAAGTTGCAGAGAAATTTAATGGTGAGACACATTACACATCATGGCATGAAGAGTATAAATATGGAATTGAACCTATACAATACTGGTATGTTTATGACTCTTCTCCAGATGTTTGGATTTTTTATGCTACATTTGGATTTATTAAGAAAGATGTAAAATGAAAAACATAAAAATAAATTTAGAACAAAAAATAATGATAATGGAAATAATTGGATGGGTATTTGTAAATTTAATACTCTTTGAAGTAATGAATTTAATAAGTACTGGATTGGCAACTGGAACATTCAGAATAATATGGATCCCAGATTTAATCGTGATATTTTTACAATTAGTACATCTTGCTGGAAAAAAGGAGGTTAAAGAATGAACTATTATCTATGTTATGCATGTAAAAATAAATTTAGATCAGATAATTTATCTTCTGAATGTCCACATTGCCATTCCGATATGATATGGAAGTATAAATCTGATAATAAAATAAGGTGAAAAAATGAATGAAAATAAAAAAGTAGTTGGATATATATATCATGTTCCTAAAAATCCTGATAATCCGTTGGAAGTTCTGGAATCAAAAGTTATAGCCGATGAATTTGTTTGGTTTGATTTTGATGTTTTAAATGAGGTGAAAAAATGAATAAGGAAATAAGTGAAAAAATAGAATATGAAAGGAATGAAATTAAAGAGGAATCAATAAGATTGAGGCAGATTGCAAAAGAAAAACATGTATGCCCAAATTGTGGCAAATCTGTTTCAGGAAATAGATTATACTGTTCTAATGATTGTGCATACATATTTTTCAAAAATTATGATTATTCAAAAAACTCTGAAAAATTAAGAAATTATAAAAATCTCTTAATGGAAGAAAACAAAAAACCTAAAAAGGAAGTTGAACCATGGTCTTATCCAGTGGCAAGAAAAACCTATAAGTGTTTTGTCTGTGGTCTCGATATAACTTCAGGTCAGAAGTATGTAAAATATACACGTATTCCCGGTGAAGAAGGATTTGATGAAGAGCCTTATGGGGTTACAAGATATCATGAATCATGCATGGATTTTCTTAATGTTTGTGTAGATAATGGATATATTAGCAGTGAAGGATTTGAAAAAAGGGAGATTAAAGGTATTCTTTATGTTCTTGCAATAGAATCCAATCATGGATTTGCAGAAATAAAAGAAATGGTCAGGGATGGCAAATTTTCAGATAAAGAAACACTTGAAAATCTTATAGGCACTTCTGGATATGAAGAAGATGGTTTTGCAGTTGATACAATATATGGTGATGGAGATATACATGCTGTTTATGTTTATCTTGTTGAAACAAAAGTCCAGAATTTTGATATAAAAACAATATATGAAGTATGGCATGAAGTTGAGGATCCGGAAGAATATTTTAAAAATGAATGCATTGAAAGAACTGGAGATATATGCAATGGTATTTTATCAATTAAAAAACTTAAAGTTCCTGTGGTTGAATTGGGAATAGAAGATAATCATCCTATATTTTAAATACTTTTTAATATTTATATAAAATAGTAGAATGTAAAAAAAGATGTGAATTCATGAATAAAGAAGAATGGGAAAAGAAAAAGGAAAAACTGAATATGGATATATCAGAAATGATAGAAGCATTTATAGATAATTTCTCCGAACTATCAGATGATGAATACGGAAATCTGCTCGATATGCAAAATTCTGTTGTATCAGAACTGGAAAGATATGATGATTTTAATATGATCAATGAAGATGATGAAGAATGAGTGAGAAAGTTATCTGTAAAAATTGTGGAGAAGAAATAATCTGGTGGGAAGATAAGAATAAATGGATACATGACTTTTCAGGTTCTATCGTGTGCGAGGGAAGAAAGGGACATGCAGAGCCAGAGGTGAAATAAAATGGATATAAGTATAAAGAAAGGAACAGGAACAATGCTAATGAGAATGGTTAAGCAAGGTTTCAATGGGATGGATGGGGAGAAGCCAGAAAATATAGAAGGAGCTATACGTGTGCTAATCAGACTTGCATATTATTCAGACTATGTTTTTTTAACTCCACATGAAATTGAAAAATTGAATGAGGAGAGGGAAAAGTGGGAACTGGATAAATTTATACAATGAGGTAGAAAAATGAGTGAGATACCTAAATGCAAAGCATGTGGAAAACCAGTCAAAGATTACAAAAAATTGAAGCACACTGTGGAATGGGAAGGAAACTATTATCATACACATTGTTTTATGCCTGTTTGGAATGAATATTTAAATAAATCATTTCAGCCGTTGCATAACATTATTGGGATGATGAAAAAATGAGCAATCTTGATGATGTTAAGGCTGATATACAGGTAGAATTGAATAAACTGTTTTATAAGAATAAAAATAAGGATATATTATTAGAGTTATTTGTAGATGAAATATTTACTAATAGAACAGTTTTTATTGGAGCTGGGAGAATGACTCCTGTATTATTTGATGAATTAAATAATATAATGAAATCACTCAATTATGAATGTGACTTATTCAGTTCTACTGGTGATGATAGTTATGAACTGTTGTTTGAATATGTTTATAAAGATAATAAAAAGGAATAAATACCCAGTGAATATTTAAATACTTTTCAATATTAATCTAATTATGGATAATGAAATGAATGAAATGAATGAAACGAATGAGGCTATGGCTTATTTTAAAAATTTTTTTGAAGAGCAGTTTGATAGGTATTTCACAGAGAAAACCCCATGTGAAGACACAGAAGATGGATGCGAAGATGAGAAAGAAGGAACAATGGTTAATGGGTTTTTGTTTAAAGACCGTATAATGATATATATTGAAGACTCTATGAATATTGTATTCTGGAGAGAATTGGAAGTTGAAGAATTTGATCCACTATTCGAATTTGGTGAAGATATATTTGAAGGGAAAATATATGACATGATTCCAGAAATCGCAAAATTAGAAATGTATCAGGATAAAGCAGTGATATTTTCTGAAGGAAAAGAAATCTTTTCAGGTCATGCAAATATAGGTGAAATCATATCAATGGTCATAAAAGAACAGGAAAGGATTCTGGAAGTAAAAACACATAAGAGATGGGAAAATGAGTGAGAAAAAGGTAATAGGAACAGATAATAAGGGCAACAGCAAGATACGAATTAATTCAGATTATTCTGTTAATCTTCAGATAACTATGACCAATGATGAGGTAGATGGAGATATGCATGAAATAAACTTTAACAGTATTTTTGATTTTATTGATTATATATCTGAACATGGAAAAGAAATGCTGGAAAATATAGATAATGGTGAATGTGAATATAATTTACAGATAGATTTTGGAAAAAAGGATTTTAACTATGATTTCATTTATCTTCCTATTCTTACAAGTCATCCATCCATAGGTATTGAAATTGATGCATCCTTTATTGCAGATGAAATCAAGGGCGATAAACAGGCACTTCATGATATTATGGATATAGCATACAAAAGGACTAACTGGGGTCAGGCAAGAGGAAAATGAAAATGCTGGATATTAAAGATAAATTATTTGCACTTATGTTTGCAACAGTTGGAACTGCATTTATATGTGGTCTTCTGGCTGATAAGAATGGAATAAAATATTTTATATTATTTCTTGTATATGGTGTTATATTTATCTTTGAATTGATTTTAATGTTTAAGTTGTTTAAAAAATTAAAAATAGAGGAGGTATAAAAATGAAAGAAATAGGAAGTATGGTAACATTTTTCATTAGTAATGAAAATATGGATTTGATTAAAAGATTTATGGCTGAATATAAGGATGCTGGAGTGGAGACTATTGATGATGCAATTTCAGCAATGTTTGTACTTATATCTGATTATATAAAAGAATTAAATAAGAGGTCTGAAAATGAGTAAAGAAGATAATACATGCAATTGGTGTGGTGATAAAGGAGAGACAGATGATGATATAGAGAATATAAAACAAACAGGAATGTGTTATTACTGTTATATTTTCTATATGGATGAACTTGGAGTAGTTGGTGTTGAAAAATGAATGAAATAAAACGTTTTGGAATACCAGCATATGAAGATAACAATGGGGAAATATTATTTAATCCGATATATTACGATTTATATCTCATGAGAACAGGATTTTTAGATGATACAATTATGGTCGGCAATATAAAAAAATGGGGATTTTATTTACAAGAAAACATTAATAAATTAGAAGAAGAATTAAAAATCATAAATAAAAAATATTCTACTGATATTCATATTGATTATGAATCTCCTATTGGAAAATCAATAGAATTAGATACATCTGATACTATAACTTCAAAAGAATACACAGATTTAACAGATTTAATGAATAAAAACAATTATTATTTAGAGGAATTTTTCAGTTATAATTCCGATGAATTTATGTGCAATATTCATTTTATATATAAAGCTGGAAATGATGATATTAATGAAAATATAAAAAAAATAGAAAATACTGGTGATTTCAATGAATGAAATGAATAATGATGATAATTATATCTTATCATTTACTGGGTTTGCAAGATATTATGTAATAAGGAATAAAATGGATAAAGTTGATTTATCTATTTATCTTGATAAGAACAAAGCCATTGATATGATGATCAAAAGAAAAAATGGAGGAATATCAGATGGAGATGAACTTTTAGAATGTGTTGTTTCCACTCAACATGGCAATCTGAATATTTATAATGCAACACCAGTAAGATGGGAAAAATAATATAAATCTTTAAAAAGAATCCTTTCTAATAAGAATATTTAAATAGACTATCTATATATCTATAATTATGAGAAAAGAAATAAAAGCACTGGACGAATTTGAAACATTTGCAGAATCTGGTTCTTGGGCTTCTGCATTTGGAAGATTTAAAGCATTGATATCGGATCCGGACTTGTATTTTAGTCCGGATGAAAGGAGAACATTATGTGATATAATGTTCCGTACTTTTCATGAGTATGTAAATATTGTAAAAAAGTGGTAAAAATGATGGATTTAGAACCTGCTGTAACAGAAGCTATGAAAAGGTATCATAAACTTGAAAACATCCTTTTGAAAAACCATATAAATGTGGGTGACAGTTTATCTTATGCTGTGGTACGGATTGCTATTGAAAAGAATTTAAATCCACAGAATTATGATATCCTTATCAATATGATAAATGAAATAAGTAAGAAATATAAATTTAAAAAAGTGGAGGAGATAAAATGAGGGAGGCAAGATTATACGGTGGAAAAATAAAAGAAATAAAAGACGGCAGGAAAATAAAAGGCATATATGAAACTACAGATGTTTTATATATTCCAAACTGCAATGTATGCAACGAAGATACCAATGAATTATGTGATTATTGTGGATATAGATTCCAGGTAAATTCAAGTGATAATTACATGCAGGGTGTAAAATATTGTGTAGAGATAAAAATCGATGGAAAAAAGAAACACTATCATGTCTGTAGTAAAAATTGTGCTGAAGGTATAATAGCAGATAATGGAGAATCTTTATCCTTTGAAAAAAGGAAAACATTTGATAGATATTCATCGGAAGATGATTTAGATGAGGAAGGTGAGTGAGATGGCAATGAGAATATTTGAAATTTATGAAAGATGTTTTTATAGTAATTGTGGCGATACGCATATTATTATTTTGTCTGGTGGTGATAACGTATTGAATCATTTAAAAGAAATTATTTCAAACGATAAAGAAATACATTATTCCTCTGATTATAGCAGGACATTATTTGAATTAATGGATAAACAGGATTTTAGCAAGGAATTCACAGCACAAAATAAAGATTTTAGGATAAGTTATGAGATTGTAGATAAAGATTATATTGTACAGTTGCAAGAAGGTAATTAAAATGAAATGTGAATCGTGTGGATGTTATGATGAATGTGAAGAAATCGATGGAATGCTATTATGTGAATCCTGCAAACAGAGGAGATATGAAACAAAAGAGTATGTAATATCTGAAAAGAATAGTGATATAGAGTGGATGGAAAGACAGTTAGCATTTCTTGAAAAAGAACTGAAAGGCACTAAATATGAAAAAGTGTTAAATAATATTGATGGAAAAGAGGTGGATTAAAAATGGAAAAATATTATATTGATGAGAAATTTAGATATGCTATTTTTGATATGTCAAAAATATCAAAAGAAGAAATAAAAGAAATACCACATGGGGAAGCTTTTATAAAATGGATAAATCAAGAAATAAATAAAATAATAAATCAAGAAATGGATAAGATATTTACTATTGATAAAAACTTATATAGAATTTTTAAAAAATTAAATAGTTTTTATCAGGTAAATTTATGTGTTGATAGAGATTCATTAAATTTGGAAATAGATATAAGATTTAGAATGATGGATAATTATTCCAAAATTTTATTACATGAAAAATCATCAATGCCACTTGATTATGACTATGATATATCTTTAATTATTGATGGATTTTCTAATATTGGAATAAATCATACTGATGATGATATGAATGTTTATAAAAGCACTGATAAAAATGTACCTTTAATTATTTGTTATAAATCTTATATAATGTTTATTGCCGGAAGAGAGGAGTTTTAAAGGGGGATGATAAAAAATGAAAACAAAAAATGAAATGGATATAAAGATATTTTCAAAACCATTGTTTAAAATTGTTAAACATTATAAATATAATGGGATTGAAGAAAAAAAATTTAAAAATATATTTGAATTTCTAACCTATATTTTTGAAAATAAGAATGAAATAATAAGTGATTATACAAAAAATAATGCATATTATATTTTTTATATAAATTTTGGTAAGGATGGGAATATTTGTATTCCACTTGATCAAAATAATATATTGATATCTACTACATCTAATGGAGAAGTAATTTCAACTGAAATGGAAAATAATGATGATATAATAAAGAAAATATATGATGATATTAATGAAAGAGTTTCAAGAGGTGATAAAAATGAAAGATGAAAAGGGGAAGATAATAAAATGTCCAAACTGCAAGAAATCTGATAAAATAAGACTGGCTGGATGGATAATAAGAAGAGGAGATATGGGTGCTAAAAAGGTTCAGAGATACCAATGTGTAAATTGTGGATACTCATTTACACTGGATCATATAAGGAGGAAAAAAGAAAAGGTGAAATAAATGCATACAGATAGATGTAGATTTGCAAAAACAGATAAGAAAAAATGCCATTGCTCCTGTGATGGTGTTTTGCATGGTCTTGGATCAGAAAGACTTGATCCTAACGAGAGGATACTTACAGAGGAAGATGGTGGGGAGGTAGGAGAATTCATAAAGAAATATGGTGGGAAGAAATATATCTGCTATGGGCATTCAAAAAACAATATACATACTGCAAACACGTTTTACGGATATCTACATGATGGTGGGTTATCTGATAAAAATGGAAATAAATGGTGGCTGTTTATCTATTGCCAAAAAACGAGATACCAGACATCTTTTATGCATCTCCCACAGAATATAGAGAGATATGAAAAAAATGAAAAGAATAAAATTGTAATAAGGTGGTAAAAATGGATGAAAAAAATATAGAATGGTGGAAAGAGTTAAAGCCCGGTGATAAAGTTGTTTTAAATGTAAAAAAGGATGATCCTAATTACTGGAGGCTTGAAAAGAACAACGAAGTGTATTTTGATGGAATATATGAACCTAAAAACGGCATGGAGAAATACTTTAATCCAGTTCCTAAATTCCAGTTTGAAGAGGAAGATATAGGTAAAATGAATTCTGGATTTGGAATCCCAACAGAAAATATAATTGATGTAAAATCAGTTAATGAGGTTGAAGTGGAACATAAACATAAAACAGAAAGGGCAAAAAGGATGGAAACGAGGCTTAAATATGTTCCAAATAATTTTGAGATAAGTGAAATGAATGGAAAATATATATGCCCATGCTGGTCTCCAGAAAAACCAGAAAAATATGTGTATTCAAAAAAATCAACTGCGATGGTTGTCCATAAAAGGCATCTGGCAAGGCAGAGTTTATAATTTTATTTTTAGAAAATCTGACCATATTATATTTTAAATACTTTTTCTATATTGTTTATTTATGGATAATACAAACAAAATTGAAGAAATCCAGAAAGAGTTGAAGGCTATAAAAGAAAAAAATCCAGAAGATTTTACAAAGGCATCTGAAAAATTGAGCTATTTGATAAAAGAATATCCTGCAATAAAGGATGACAAAAAACTTATGGCTATGATAGTGTATGCATACATCCATGTGGGTGATAAGATAGATGATGTGATAAAACCCGCATTCAAAGAATACGATGGACCCTACAAAGCTTTAAAAAATAAAATAAAAATGGATCCTGAAGCAATTAATTCCTATGTTTTTCTTGCACTTGACAGTCTTATCTTAAAGATGGAAAAAAGCCATAATGTTTATGTTCTTTACAAAGGAGTTCCACGGGATGCAAATGTCCCTAACAGGAATACTGGTGAAATGGAAAAAAGGAAAGTCCTGAATATGACTGTATGGATTGATGATATGAAGACAATGGCAACACTGGGCATCTGGGATGCACAAATACCATTATATTCAAACATAGAGGAGAATAAAACATACAGGATGCAACTAAACTACAATGGAAAGGCATGGTATCCAGCAACAGATCCAATGGCAAAGGAATTTGAATTTAAGCCAGATCAGGAGAAGATAATAGATTATGTAATTGATAATTATTACCAGATAAAAGAACCATTTTCATCTGTTGTTGAGAATACGGATAGAACAAAAACATTCTATTTATCAGGAAGGATAATAAAGGAATCTGTCGGGACAATAATAATATACCCAACATTCCTGACAACTTCAAAGATAAGTTTAATGAGAACTACAGATACTATGAAACTGGGTGATGGTGAGAATGTAATAGTTGTTGGAAATCTTTCAAGGTCAAAACCATTTACGAGGAATGGTCAGACATTTGAGGCAACATCACACTATACACTTTATCCAAATCTTGTGATAAGACTTGATGATATAAAGGATGAAGATGATACAAAACCAGCTGATATTCCTCAAAAAACAGATTCAAAACAGCCCAGCCCTGATGATATTGGATTATAAGGTGGTTTAAATGATAGAAGTAAAAGATAAGAAAACACTTGAAATATTGAATAAAAAATTTAATTTCGGTCTTGCACAGGAAGGTGATGATATATATACACCGGGATTTGCAATCAAAGGCAAAAAAGGTTACGGAACCACATCTTTTACTTTTACAAACTTCCCGGGTTCACAGCTTGTTTTTTCATACGATGGACAATCACAGGTGATTAAACAGGAAATGGAGAAAAAGGATCCAACTATAAAGGATAGAATAACTATAATAGATTTATATTCTTCAGTTTTCAAAGATATGGGGACATCTGATAAATCACTTCTTGAAGTTGGATATAAAATATGCAACTATGTTTTATCTGTTATACCTCTTGTTGAGGCAGATCATATCGTCCATGAAAGGATCCCAATTCTCAATCAACGTGCAGAGGAATATGCGAGATATCTTCATTTTGGAGATTATGATACATCTTTAATGGCACCTGCCACTGGACCAGATATGAGAATGTGGGGATACAGGAACAGATTTTATGACCAGCTTGTGGCATTGTCTTTTGCCCACTCAAACATATGCCCTGTAATTACAACATATCCATCAAAGGATTATGGTAATATATTCAAGGGGCAGAAATCAGAAGATCCCGAATGGGAGATAAATATAATGTCTCATTTCAGGGATATAGTTGATATTAAAAGGGTAAAAGATCAGAATAAGGGATACAGATACTATGCCCTTTTTGAATCCATGAAGGAATCTGATTTTGGTGTAACAGGGGATGAATTTGATATTACTGGGAATAAAGTAATACTTCCACCTGAAAAATTTGAGAGATACAGAAAAGGCAATCCTTTCAATGAAGTAAAAGACCCTGTAGTTCCACATCTGAATGGAGATGAAAAAATAGCAGAAAAAGATATAGATACTGCAAGAGAAAATCTTGAACATGCAATAGATGAAAAGAAGGATGATCTTCTGGATCTGTGATACAAATGGATGATGAGAGAAAAGTATATGATATATATTCCATAAATAACTTTCCAAGATATTTTGGATATCCATCTCAAATCCTTGTTAAAAATATGGATGAACTTAAAAAAAATATACTAATCCATTATAAAAGGGATCCACTGTATGTTTCACATAATGCACATAATAAGGAATTTGTTATCTATACGAATATGTTTTTTGATTTTGATGCACATTCCAGATCCATATCGGATATAAGGACTGCACAGAAGGAGGCAGTAACCTTTTACAATTATTTTAAGGATAAAACAGATTTATTGATAAATTTTACTGGAGGAGGATTTCATTTCCTTTTGAAATTCAAGCCCATAACCATAAAAATGGATAAAATTAAATCGATGATACATAATTTTCAAAAGGATATAATCAAAAAATTGGATCTTAAAACGATGGATATAAAGGTTGCAGAGCCGGGAAGATTATTCAGAATCCCCTTATCACCTTATGTTTACAGCAACAATGGAATGAACTTTGTTACAGACAGGTATGATATACCGATAAACGGAGATATTCTTCTTAATTATGATCCAGATGATCTGATGTATTTTTCAAGAAAGATGGAATATACAGTAGAAGAACAGACTGGAAAGAGGATGACAATAGATGACATAAAACCTTATTATACAAAGGAGGAATATGAGGATATAAACAAGATTGATGCAGATATAAATTTCTATGCATTTTCGGAGGAATACTTCAAGCATCAGATTTTTGAACTCATAGATGATATAAGATTATACAATGAATTGATGACAGTACATCCAAAGCATAATACAAATCTTATAGCATGTTTAAAGCTAAAAAATGCAGGGTTATCCGTAAATTCTGCAATCACATTTTTTGCAAGATTATCTGAAATTGCTAAATGGGATAACAGGGATTTATCCATCCAGAAATATCAAATAGAGAGTATATACGAGTCTGATTACAGATTAAAGAGGGGATACTGATGTCTGACAATTTTTCATTCTCAAAAATAGATCAATTTATCAGATGCCCATATGCTTATAAACTTACAAATATAGAACAGCATAATAAATATTTAAGGAATTATTCTATGGTTCATGGTATTATAGCACATCGTTTTATGGAATTGTCATGGAAAAACAGTCCTGAAAAAGTAAAGGAAAAACTCTATGAAGAATATAAGGATTACAAATTAATCAATGAAATTGTAAATGAATTAAAGCAATATGTCCCACAAATTTATGAACATACAGTTGAAGCAGAACTTCCGATGATCTTTAATATCGGTCCCTATAAAATGCGAGGGGTTATTGACAGGCTTGATAAGATTGATAAAGAATATATGATTGTAGATTACAAATATGGTTTCTATGAATATACAGAGGATGATCTGAATAATTCCATCCAGCTTTCAATTTATGCTTACAATATAATGGATATGTATAATCTTGACCACTGCAGTATCGCATACCATAATTTAAAGCAGAAGACATTTTTTTCAAAGGAATTAAAGAAATCAGATATAGACACATCTTCTATATTATCATTTATCAATGCTATAAGATCATCAGAACTGCTTGATGATTTCCCACCACGTATATCTTCGAATTGTGTGAACTGCGTTGTAAGATCTGGATGCAAACCATTCAAGGACTGGCTATCAGAATCTATAAACGAGTTAAATCCAAATGTGGAAATAGAGGATATTGCAGATTATTATTTCAATCTTCAGGAGAAGGAAAAGGCTTACAGATACCAGAAAAAAACACTCGATGTTTTGCTTGAAGAAATATATAAATCGAATATTGATCTTGATAAATATGAAATAAATGTTTCAAAATACGGCAATCTTGAGTTAAAGAAAATTAAATAATTTATCTGGAATATTTTTTATTGTTCATGTTATATTTTAAATACTTTTTAATTATTATTATTTTATGGAGAATATAGAAAGTTTGGGGGATAAGATTAAAAAGAAAACCCTTAAAAATAGGGATGAACAAATGAAAGATCTTGAAAAATATGATACTAATATTATCATATCATGGTTTATTGATACTATGAAATATTATAGTCAGAATGATGATATTCTTACAGGTCAGTATATGATGGTGATTGATGCAGTTAATAAAATTCTTGTTAAAAGGGGTGTTATCGATAAGATGAATACATGGACTCTTGAAGAGTTTCTGGACGATGTGCCTTATCATTCTGAAATTGTATCATATGAGGAGGATGAAGAAAAATGAAAGAAATAGACTTTGTTGATGAATTGAAAGAAGCAGTATTGAATCTTGAAAAAATAGGAATGGAAATTATTATAAAACCATACAGAAAAAATGTTGAAATTACATTTAAAATTATGACAAATAAACATGATGAAAGTATTGATTTGAATGAAATACTTCTTGCTGATAAACAAATACAGAAGGAATTTCATAACAATCTAAATCTATGGTATATTACAAGATTCCCAGATTCAGAAGAAATTGAATTGTCTTATTTTATAAATGAATATATTAATCCCAATATGGAGGATAATTAATCCCAATAGAAATATTTATATACGATCTATATATCTATATTTATGGAACAAACAAAAATAAAAACAATAAGGGGTGTTTTATCATGCTTATGATAAAACATGATGGGAATGTTTTCTATGTTTCCTCTGATGTAAGAGGGGAAACTTTTGAAAACAAGGATGCTATAAAATCCTGTGGGTGCAGATGGGATGCACCCAACAGGAGATGGATGACAACTGATGAAAAAGTTGTATCCAAATTGCTTAATTCTGGGCTTACAATTTTTATAGACCAGAATGCTAAAAACTTTATTGAAAACAAACAACAGAGGAAAAAGGAGATTTTAGAAAAATCCTCTGCTGTTGATTCGACCATAAATATTCCTTCCCCAACTGGATTAAAATATATGCCTTTTCAGAAAGCAGGAATAGAATTTATCAACAGGCAGAAAAATGTTTTGGTTGCCGATGAAATGGGGCTTGGGAAGACAATCCAAGCCATAGGATACATAAATTTAAACCAGAATATAAAAACAATCCTTGTAATATGCCCTGCTTCCTTAAAGATAAATTGGAAGCAGGAACTTGAAAAATGGCTGGTGAGAAAATTTACAATATCCATAGGAGATGCAACAAAGAAACTTGAAATGGCTGATATAGTAATAGTGAACTATGAATTGGCAAAGAAATATTTTGATATCTTAAAAGAAAGAATGTGGGATTTAATGATTCTTGATGAGTCCCACTACATTAAGAGTTATAAAGCACAGAGAACAAAGGTTTTTACTGGTTTTGTTCAGAATAAAATACCTGTTAAAGGGTTAAAGGACTATGCAATGCAGAAAATCCTTTTAACCGGAACACCAATAATGAATCGTCCAGATGAATTAATAACACAATTAAAAGTTCTTGGCAATGAATTAGGGAGAAATCCCTTTGCTTTTATGCAGAGATATGCCGAAACCAACAACTGGGGAGCAGTAGTTGGTGCAAAGAATCTCAATGAATTACAGGAGAAATTAAGAACATCCTGCATGATAAGGAGGGAGAAAAAGGATGTGCTTTTAGAACTTCCAGATAAGGTCAGGCAGATAATAACACTTGATATACCATCAATAAAAGAAAATAAGGAAACATTGGAATTCATAGCAGAGAACTGGGATATGGCAACTGGGAAGTTAAGGGGCAAAATGGAGGCATTTGAGGAAATATCAAGAATAAGGCATGAGGAGGCTGTTGAAAAGATACCATACGTTTTGAAATACATAAAGGAGATGCTTGAAAACGAGAGCAAAATCGTTGTTTTTGCACACCATCATGATGTTCTGGATGCAATATACAATGCATTCAGGGATATATCTGTAATAGCAACTGGGAAACAGAGTATAGATGAAAGGAACAAAGCAGTAAATGAATTCCAGAATAATCCAGATGTTAAATTATTTATAGCATCAATAATGGCAATGGGAGTAGGAGTTACACTTACAGCATCATCAACAGTTTTATTTACAGAAGTGGAATGGAGACCCGGTGATCTAACCCAAGCAGAGGATCGATTACACAGAATAGGGCAGAAAAACACTGTTTTAGTGCAGTATCTTGTTGCAGATAAATCCATCGAGGCTTATATGATACACAAAATACTTGAGAAGACTGATATAATAGATAATGTAACAAACAAAGATAAGGTGGCTATGGAGGAAATGAAACTTGAAGACTATGTAAAGGAATTTAACATCGATGGTGAAATAGAAAAAGAAAAGCCAGAACTGTTAAGGAACTATGTAGAAGATGAAAAATCAGAAACAGTTCTGGAAGCATTAAGAATACTTGCAGGTAATGATGAAGATTTTGCAAGAGAGAAAAATGGAATAGGCTTTAATGGAATAGATGCAGACTTCGGGCATAAACTTGCCAATCTGGATAAACTAACCGTAAAGCAGTATGACATAGCAAAAAAGATATTAAGGAAATACCATAAGCAGATACCAGAGGAATTATTTAATAAAATCTTTAACAAAGAAATATTAATAGGTGATAAGAAATGAATGGAAATTATGCAACACACAAAAGATTTGTAAACGATGTTGTCAGATATACAGATGTGGATAAAATATCGGAAGCGAGTTCTTATTTTATTTTATTAAGGTCTTGCTCTGCAATGAAGGATGTAGATGATGCATCAATAGAATGGGTGGTCAATAAAATAGTAAATCTCGATCTAACAGATATATACACAAAATTATACAACGATGGGCAGGGTTTAACTAATCAGGAAATAGTATTCCGTATAAAAAGGATAAAATATCTAAAAAGGGAGGATGATATATACAGATTCAAGTTCCCACAGAGAATAACAGATATAGGCAATGCAATAGAAAACACGGTAAATATAAGGATAATGAATGTTAAACTTATAAATTCCAACAAGCCAAAGAAAGATGATATAACCTCCAATATGTCAAGAAAAGAAAAACACGATTACTATGAAAAATGGATTGTTGAAAATGTAAGATGGAAGGGAAGAAAGGGCATAAAAAACGAAGGCAAAATGAGTGCAAGGACTGCATCCATGAAGATTAATCTATCACCTCCGAGAATAAGAAAATTCCTGCGTGATTATTATGGATCAAAATGATACGTAAGATTTAAATAAATTATCATTATTATTATATGTATGAATGACAGGCAAAGGATAATAAATTATCTTGAAGAACATCCAGAAACCGATAATCTGGATATATCAATCAATCTCAATATCAGTATTTCAAAGGTTGGAAGAATACTTAATGAATTTATCAATGAAGGGATATGCATGTCCGTGTAAACATTTAAAAACTTATTTATAATTATATTATTAATGGAAAACGAGATATACAATTTATTGAATTCTGGATGGATATACTGCGTTGTAAGGAATGATTATTATGGAAAGATTTTGAACCAGTTTGAAACTACAAAAGTTGAAAATATGGTATTTGTAAAAAAATCTGAAAAACTCTATTATGTTCTGAAAAATCTTGGAGTTAATCCAGATACCTATGATTCCATTGTAATTATTATATTTGATAAGACAGACACAGATTTTAAAATCAACGTTTATTCACTTGGGAATGGTAAAAAATTAAAGGAAATAACACAGGATATTATAAATGGGAAGTATGAGTGATAAAATATGGAATTCAGGGAGAATCAGCTGGAGGCAATAAATCAGATAATTGATTACTTCGATAATGGTGTAAAAACAGTTATTCTGAATGCACCAACTGGTTCTGGCAAGACCATAATAAATCTATTCACAGGCAAGGAAATAGGAGGTGCATATTATTCAACACCTTTAAGGGTTCTTGTTGATCAGATAAAGGATGATTTATCTGGGAAATTGTATAATGAAAATCTTGGATGGTGCATCATGGGAAGAGGTGCATACAAATGCAATTATCTGATTGAAAAGGAGGATGAGAGATACCAGAAAGACCTCCTGATATCCAATGGATATGTAAAAACAAATATAAAAGAAAAACATGAAAAAATATTGAAAACACTAACTGCAGATGGTTCACCATGCACACAGGATAAGCCAAAATACAAATATGATGGGATGGAAACTGATGTATGCCCTTTTCTTGATCAGTGTTCATATTATGAGAACAGAGATAAGGCAATTGAATCAGTCAGCACTGTTACAACACTTGATTATCTCCTTCTTGGAATACTTCCACAGATTCACAATAGTTCCTATAACATAGGATGGTTTGAAAAACCACTTCTTGTAATAGATGAGGCACATTACCTTCCAGAAAAATTGTGTGATTTCTTTTCTGTGAATATAAGCAAGAATTCACTGCCAGATTTTGATTATATTGATGCACTTGAAAAAATAGAGAATGATAATGGAAATTTAAAAATTGTTGAGATTTTAAGCGATTATCTGATGATCCAGAGATCGTATCTTGATATGCTCAAAGAGAAATACAATGAAGGGGAGGATGATCCCGTAATACCATATTTCAAGAATGAGATTCTATTATCTGTTGCAATTTCAAGGCAGATAAAACTTGTAGATAGGGTTTCGAACATGATATCAAATTTAAGCGTTGATGCAGAGTGGATATTCAATCGTGATGACAATGGGATCTACTGGAAGCCATATTCACCAAAGAAATTCATGGAGAAATTCTGGAAGATGTTTGATCATATCATATTATCTTCAGCAACATTTTTTGGAATAGAAGATTATCTTGATGAACTTGGATTAAGTGATAATTACAGGATAATTAATATGGAATCTACATTCAGCCCTGAAAAAGCCCCTATAATCTCCGTTTCTGATATAAGGTTAAACAAGAATAATTTTAATGATAATATAGATAATGTTGTTTCCACAATAGATGATATATTATCACATGAGAATTCAAATGGGATAATACACTGCCAGACTTATAATTATAAAAATGCAATATTATCAAGATCAAAATACATGGATCGTTTTATTGTCCATGATTCTCTTGACAGGAGTGATAAATTAAAGGAGTTTATGAATGATAAAACAGACAAAGTTTTATTATCTGTGAATATGGGGGAAGGCATAGACTTAAAAGATGATTTAGCAAGATTTCAAATTATAGTCAAAGCACCTTATCCTTTTCTTGGTGACCCATGGACTAAAATACATTTTGACAGATCAAAGCAGTGGTATAATAACCAGACTGTAATCCAGATTATGCAGATGTGTGGTCGGATAATAAGATCAAAGGATGACTGGGGAACAACATATCTGATTGATAAGAACATATCCGATTTATTGCATAGGTCTGAACTTCCACAGTATTTTAGGGATAGATTGGATGCTGGATTGAAGATTGAGCAGAAAAGATTGGATGAAGAATTTGATGAATTGTTTAAATTGTGATTAAATATCCATTTAAACAACTATTTAAAAAAGTTTATATATAACTGTATAATGTATAAGTATGGAAAAAACAGAAATAGAAAAAGTTTTAGACAGAATAGATATAGTCGGTAACGGAGAAGTGCAAATAGGCACTTCAAATTATGATGTTTTTGAATCGAGATTCCATATATTCGTAATAAAAAACAACGATGAAAAAGTATTGCAATTGCCTTATAAAACAAAAGAAGAATTTGTAAATGATTTTAAAAAAATATTAAATAAGGAAGTTGTTTTTCTTGATGATATGCCTTATAATGAAAAGGAATTTGAGGAAGATTATGATTCAGATGATTTTGAACCAGAAAATAATCCCGACCATAGAGAAGGCTGGGATTATCAGGTAAAACAATATGAAGATATGGCAGATAGAGAATATAATCAGGAAATGTTTGATGGTGGTGAGTAAAAATGGAAAACTATGATAAAACATATAACTGGAATGTAACAAAAGTATTGGAAACAGCACTTTCAAGAGTAGAAGACATAAAGTTATACAGGGATTCGGACCGTGAAGATGGGAAGGTCAATACATATACTGTATTGACAATATATCCAGAAATACAGTCAAGTTTAGAAATAATAAACGGTATTATTATTTATCAAGAAGACAAACATTACTTATCATGGATAGAGGAGGCAATCAATGACAGTGATGTGGAAGATATTTTAGAGACTGAAAACTGGAAAGAATCTGTCCATATTGTATTTGAGCAGTTTAAAAGAGAAAATGATTATGATGATACTGAAGATATCATCAGAGATTTTGTTGAGGAAAATTTCATATGAGGGGTGATAAAAATGGTAAAAATAGATTGGAATCATAGAATAAGAAAACTGATAATAGATGAAATAGCAAAAAGAGGTGAAAGAAAATTCGCATCAACAAGAGCAATATATTATTTTCTTGGAGCTAAAAATGAAATCCCACTTACAACAAGAGGATATATAGCATTAAATAAACTTACGGTTGATATGAGACAGAAGGGGGAAATTCCATGGGGTTATTTTCCTGTTTTAAGAGGTGTAAATGGTTCATCAGCGACTACATGGATTGATCCTGATGACTTTTATGATATGTATAAAAACTGGTTTTTAAACGCACCATCTCATTATAAAATGCCAAGATGGCTAAACCAGTCATATCATGTTGAGGTATGGGTTGAAAAGGTTGGTCTTCTTCCTGATGTAGAACGTGCTGTTAGGGGATTAGATATCCAGTGTAGGTCTGTTGGTGGATTTCCCCCATGGGAATTTGTTTATGAAAATATTGATTCAATACAGAGGTATCTGCATGATAGGAAGGAAAATGCAGAATTTGTTATCCTATATCTTGGAGATCTTGACCCATCTGGAAGAGATATACCAAGACAGTTAAAGGAATCCATGGAATTCTTTGATATTGATGTAACAATAAGATGGATTGGAATAAAACCTGAACATGTTAGAAAATATGGTTTACCACAGATTCCTCTTGATCCCGAAGTAATTGGAAAAATACATAGAGATTCAAGATATCCAAAATACATGGAATGGCTCAATGAGGAAGAAGGGATTGATGGGGAGATGTTTGCTGAACTTGATGCATGGAATGGAGTTGAGCCAGATGCAATTTCAAATGAATTAAGACCTATTGTAGAAGAATACTTTGATGAAGTAGTTTATCAGGATGCAAAAATAGAATATGATGATAATAAGGAAAAACTGAATGAAATATTTGAAGATGCAGAGGAAAAACTGAATGGTGATAAAAATGAATGATATAGTAAATTATAATGGATATTTAAAATACAAGAAATGGTATAGACATACAGAATACACAGAAGTTCATGGTTTGATTTTATACCATTATAATGTAAAGTATAAAATAGTAAATAAAGAGATCTGTGATATAACACTTTTGAGCCATATCAATTATATTTGCAATAAAATAGAAAAGTATGGATATCATGCAAAGTGTTATTTTATTAAAGGTGATTAAAATGGAAACATTAAAAAATGAAATAATTGAAATACTTAAAGGCAAGGAATATATGTGTGGCAGTGACATAGTCAAGGCATTGAATGGTGATTACTTTAAGTCTCCGGCATATATTTATGGCTACCTGTCAGCACTTGCAGATATGGATATTATCAAAAAGATTGCAAAATCAAAGACTGTTGTTTTTTACAAATTATAACCATATTATATTTTAAATACTTTTTCTATATTATTTATTTATGGAAATAAGTGAATTCTTAACAAGAATAGACTTAAAAGGAGCTGATAGCACAATCTTCAAAAAAGGGACAAAGGAAATAACGTTTTTGAAGAATGGAACAGAAGAAAAAAAGGAAGTGGATGGAATAAGCACTTTTACAAAAACAGACAATGGTTCATCTGCAGTATCTGGATTTTTGATATACAACAAAAAGTTCCCAAAAAAAGTTTTCTCAATGCAACCATCCATCCTCAAAAAGATATTAAGTGAAACAGATGATATTGATATAACGGATAAAATGAATATCGATGGAAAGGAAGTGGATGGGACTTTTTTAGTTGGGTTATCAAAGGAAGGAAACATATACGAGGATATAGAGACATCACAATGGTGGACACTCAAAATACCATATAATGAAAAACCAGTCAAACTTACACAGGAAATAATAGCAAAAATATTGAGAAGAAAGGAAATAATTGATCCGAACAAAGTTGTAATATCATCAGATGGGAAAATAATGACTGTTAAACTATTTTCAAAAATAGGATCATCAAACACAGAGATAAAATTCCCATGTGATATAAAGATAGATGCAGAACCAGAACCAACAACATTTATGGCTATACTTGATAAAGTTGGAGATAAGGATGTGGAAATGTACATTGATAGGGATAAGAAAAAACCACTGAAGTTTGAAATAAAGGATGACAACTTTGTCATAGAATACTACAATGCTGAAACTTACAATCCACAGGAAAAAGAAAATAATGAGGAAGTTAATGAAGAAGTAGAAAGTAATGTTGAAGATAATGGAATTGAATTATGAGGGATAAAAATGGAAGATGATAAAATTGAAAAAATAGTTGAGCATGTACAGGCACAGCCATTGCAGATAAAGATATCAAGAGGTCCCGGTGGAAGATATGACTGGGATATATCTTTATATGGTTCTGATCCTGTTGATATGATAAATAAAATAAAGACAATAGTTGAAAACCTCAATCTGCAGTATCCTTATAATGAGGTAAAAAAATGATGTGGATAGAAAAATTCAGACCTGCCAGATTAAAGGATGTTTATGGTCAGGATCAGATAACTAATTTTCTTCTTAAAACAGAACAGATGGGTCTGAAAAACTTTCCACATTTATTATTTACCGGATCACCGGGAGTAGGCAAGACTACAACAGCAATGGCAATAGCAAAGGATATGAAAATTTATTCTGATAATCCTATGGAGAATGATTTTCATGAATTCAATTCATCAATGGATAGGGGAATAGATTTTGTCCGTGGTTCAAAAGATAATAAGGGGATACTCGATCTTGCAAAACTACTTCCAAAAAGAAATGAGAGAAAAATAATATTTCTTGATGAAGCAGATTCCATGACACCAGATGCACAGTTCGCTTTAAGGAGAATAATGGAGCAGTATTCGGATACAACAATATTCATATTATCATGCAACTATTCTTCAAAAATAATACCAGCGATAAAGAACAGGACTGTTGAACTTAAATTCAGGGAACTTGATACAGATTCACTGAAAAATATAGCAGTAGATATCTGCAAGAAAGAGAACAGAGATATTCCAGATGATGATACATTAAACCAGTTGATAATAAATTCCGATGGATCTGCAAGATCATTTATAAATAATCTATTCCAGTATCTGATTGGTGGAATTATCCCAGAGGAGAATTTCAAGGTTTTAAGTTATCTCGATGCACTCCATAAGGATGATATGAAGACAGTGAATATGCTCCTGAATCAGACAAACTATTCAGAACTGCTTAAATCCACAATAAAATTCTTATTGAGCAGGAGGAATGATAGGATTGATAATGTAATCTTAAAACTTGGAGATTATTTGATACTTGGTCCCAATCCAGACGAATATCTCGGAAAACAGGTAGTTACACTTTATCTTAAAAAGAATCTGTGGTCAAAATGATAATACTGATAGGTTTATCTGGTTCAGGAAAAACAAAATATTTTTTAGAAAAACATCCAGACAGCAGAATACTCCATGCAGATAACCTGAAATTATTAAGGTCTTCAATACAGTCTGTTAATTCCATGCTTATAGAAAAAAAGCCAACACTGATAAACACATGGTTTGATTTGAATGTTTCAGATATTCTTGATCTTCATAATTACAATGTATATGTTGAAACACATTATTTTGAAACAGATGCTGTAAAAACTGTTAATACTTCAAATTCAAAAAGATACTGGGGTGTTTACAATGAGAATAAATTGAGGCTGATCAATAAGGATTCTGTTCTGTATTTCCCACCACCTGAAAACAGAAATATTAAGAAAAATGTGAATCTAATGGAATTATTCGGCACGAGATACAACTGGATAAAATCTCAGATTCCAGAGGTGTTTGAATGAAGGCATTAATTTTAAAAAATAATATTTTAACTGCAAATCTGGATTTATCATATTCCCTTAAAAATTTATCAAAATTTGATATTCTGTATGACCACTACCATACAGAAGAACACTTTTATCATCCAAGAGGGAAAATAAAAAAAGTGAGAGTTGGTGATAAAAAATCTTATCATGCTTCCGGTATGGTGGAATTGAGAATGGAATTTATTCCTTTTTGTGGCTGTGAAATGAATGAAATTAATAATCCACCTGTCGGCATGGATAATGATGGCAAGTCTGAACAGGATATAATTTATAAGTGGCATTTTGCTCACAGGCATGGATTCAGAACAGACTTATCTGGAAGTGGAAGAGGTGAAGCAAATAGATTTTACGATATTGTAAATCATCCATTATCTTACATTCTTATGTGTAATGAGCATCATGAATTATATGATGAAGAAACTGGTGAATGGAAGAATAAAAATAATAAATCATAACATTTATTAATTACTTTATATTATATTATATGGTGATTTATTGAATAAGGAAGAATGTGAATCAATGGGTGGGATATATGTAAAATCTCATTATGAGAATGGACACTATGTTAAATCTTACTGCAGGTCAAGTTCAAGAAATGGAAGCAGGAAACCTGAAACGATAGGAGAGAATTTAGAACAGAAAATTATAAAAAATGGTGTTTTAATTAACAGAATAAAAGGAAAGGACGGTGGTATGCCATCTGGTGATAGAGATATAAGATTGTACAAATTCAATCATAGATATTATGTAATAGAAGATAATGAAGTTTTTAATCCGAGAACAGAAATGTCAAATGGATATAGAGGTACAACATATTATGAACCACATTATGAACATAATGCCTATAAGACAAATTTAAAGAAAGAAAGAGATGAACATACATGGGATTGGGATTGGTAATCAAAGATAATATCTTAAAAAAAATAGAAATAAATAATTTATTTTTCATGTTTTCTATTTATTATTTTAATTATTAAACCATTATCTGTTCTTTCATAAATTAAATTGCTTTCCGATGTAATATCCTGTTCTTCAACCAGATAAAATGGTATTGGCACATACATGGATGTCTTCAAATATATGGGATGTTTTCTACTTATTCCAACCATATTTATATAATATTTTTAAAGTATTTAAAGTATATAATGATCAAAAAATCTTTATATTTATGAGGATAAGAACATTTATTAACTTCTTTATATTGTAATAAATAGTGATAAAATGGTAAAGAAATTGTTATCTGGTTATGGGGATGAAGGTTCTATTTATGTTGAGAAAACAGATCATGGAAAGCAATACTATGAAAGAACTGCTGGTGGGAAGTATGAAAAATTAACAAAGGCAGATGTAGAATTTTTTACTCAAGATTCATGGGAGGAGTTGCCATTAGATGTTAGAGATAAAATTACAAAAAGATCACATGATGAACATATGTCAGAGAATATTCCTGAAACAAAATGGAATAAAAGTGAATGTAAGCTGAATGGGGGCATCTGGGTTGAATCATATTATAAAGATGGCAAAAAGATTCCATCTTATTGCAGAAGAAGATAATTTTACCAAAAATATAATTATATGGTGATAAGAAAATGGTAGATGAACAATTTATAAAAGAGG